GTGTCTACGCACACGCGCCGCGCTCCAAATTGCGCTCAGGCGGCCATATAAAAACAGCTCCGGTTCTCCGCCGGGGCTGTTGGTTGGCGCACATCCTGTCAGGAAAGCTACACCTTGGCAAGGATTCTAAGGCCTTTTCTTGGCACGGGAGGTTGCACGTGCGGCCTTGCGGGTTGTCTAGTCCATGCGCCATACGGTGCGATACGGCGGAATCGAACCGCCTCCTGTCTCTCATGAGCGGCAGCCTGCCTTTGTGTCAGTGTATCGCATAGAAGCAGCCCGCGAAACGGTGAAGGGGAGCGGGGCAAAGCATGAAACCCGCCGGGAAGGCCGTTCCGGAGACTGCGTGCATCGGTTTGCCTTTTCGGCTTTGCCGATGGTACCATGATAAGCCTTGAGCCGATTAGAAGTAAATCCCAAGGCATGTAAAAATAAACCGCAGTTTTGTTGTGTAAAATGTACAAATCACCCGAGATTCAGTTCCGTGGTGATCTCAGCCAGCTGCTCAAGTCCGTCAGAAACCGCCTGAGAGACCTGGCACGGCTTTGAATAGCCCACGATCCGGGCAATTTCTGCCTGCCTTTTTCCTTCCACAAAATACAGGATCAGGCAGCGGCTGCGCTTGATGGACGCCGGGTCTGCATGGAGCATGTAGGCCACTTCAATGGCTTTCTTCTGCATCTCGGCATACTGGCATTTCAGCTCGTGCAGATGCTGCTCGGCATCCATGGCGGCGTCGCTGTTCCGGCCTACCTTGTCGCTGGTTCCGGAGCGGCCGGGTGCGCCGGAAGTCCCGGATGTGGTTGAGGTGGCTGCGTTTTTCAGACTTGAGATGCGTTCCTGCTGCTGGCGAATCAGCGCCCGCATTTTCGGCAGGCGCTCGAACCAGTCCCGCAGCTCTTTCACATTGCTGGCTTCGCCCGGCTTGGGTGCATCACTCTCAGGTATCCATGTGATGGTCATTATTACTCCTTTCTTCAAAATCGCAACAATATTCGGGCGGATTTATGTATCCTTCGTCTTTGTCACCGCTCTGGCAGATATAGTGATATCCGGATTCTGACGCCCCAAATTTTTGCTTTAAGAATACGCACCGGTCGCAAAGGCAAGGTTTGTTTCGATTGAGCCCCCGCTTGAAATATTCAATTGGGTTGCCATCGCTAAGAACAAACCAGATAAAAAGCCCTGCAAGTGTTGCCATGAACAGCGTGCTTGCAACTTCAAATAGCATATCAAGCATTTTACTCCTCCATTTTTTCGATCTCAATTTCCACCCGGGGGTTCTTCCGATCAAGATCCACCCGGCTGCCATCGTGGGCGGCGACGATCTTGCTGTTGTCGTCCTCCAGCACGCGGGCTTTAACCAGAATGTCCGTTGTAGCCTCGATGAGGTTTGCCAGATCGACCCGGCGGGCGGTTTTCATGTAGTACACGCACCTCACGTTCACACGGGCAGAGATTGGGCTACGTGGCCTTTTGATTTGTCGCAGGCAGTCCGTCTCATAATCCACATAAACCTTGCTGGGGGCCACGAATGGGGTCCCGGAGCGTGTGCGGAGAATGCGTGCGGAATTTTTCTTGGTGCGTGGGTCGCCGTAGAGGGTCAGCTTCATCTGCCTTCCTCCACATAGTACCAGCTTTGGGGCGGGCGTTCGATTCCGAATGCTTCTCCCCGGCAAATTAGCTTTTCCGCGTCCCATCTGCGGCAGGTGCAACAGTCTCCGCGATGCGTACAGGGTTGTATCGCCCAGAAATCTTT